CTCGAGGGTAGCAACCAGCAGCATGCGTGCTCAGAAGAGTGCAAATGCTGTAGGTGGTGCTGTGCGCACACCAATCAAGGGGAGTAAACCCCGAACTTCGGCAGAAGTTCAGAAAACATGTCGTCAGTGTAAAGCGCCAACGCGCTTAGTGAAGGGTTTTGTCGTCTGCCAGCAAGACCCGAATCATAACTTTAAGCCTGTTAAGATCGTCTGTGGAATGTGTGGAGCTGGAAGATCTGACTTGGTCATCTATCCTGGAAAGGTTTGGTGTACCAAGTGCGCTGCTACCACTATTGACAAGCAGGCTAAAGTTGAGAAGAAAGTGGTTAACAATAAAGTAGTTCAACCTAAAGCTGGAAAGCCAAAGGTTAAATCTGTTAAATCGGTTCCAGGTAACAGCCCTCAAAAGAAGAAGATTCCTTTTCAACCCATTGGAGTTAATTCAAGAGGATTGAAATCTGGTGATCTGAAATGGTTTGGCAAAACCAAACAGACTAAGACTACTAAGCCCAAATTTGCTTGGATCAAGAAAACAGTGGGAAATGTAAAAGGGCTGGAAAGCCATATCTTCTACACTAACAAGACCATGCAAGGAGCTCAGTTAGCCGCTCTTCGTGAAAGTCCTTGTTTCTCATGCGGTGGAAAGTTTGCTACTGGTGGAGGATGGAGTAGCATTGAACCACCAAGCTCATCTGGAAAGATAAGTAAGGGATCCATCATAACTATGGCTTGTCCTCGTAACACATGCTTGTCAGAGTACAATGTTGTGGTGGTAGTTGAGAAGAAGAAGAAAGAATTCAAAACCCTTCCTTTAACAGGGAAAGGAAAGAAGATCTTAACGCCTCAACCACCCTTAGCACCAGAAACGAGGCCTGTGGACCTCAGTGAAGATCAGGTTAAGACTGTATTTGATGAGGAATCATCAAGACATAACTTGCGAGAGAAAATCGTCAGTGCTTTCGTCGCAGCAAATGAGGATTTTCGACTCGCCGATTCTGGAGCGCGCCAAACGTTAGTCAACAACGCCAGAAGGCAGATCAAACTGTTGGAGCGTCAAATGCCGCAGAGACTCAATCTGCGCCAGAAGACCGGTCCAGTACGGACAGTTCCTCTGCGATGGAAGATCAATCGTCGGACGATTTTGAATCCATTGTGGTCAGTAACTCTGAGTCTTCTGTCAGAATCGGATCAACTGAACCCAGAAGATGTGGAATTGATCCAGGAGACAGCATATCACAGCGTGATCCTGGAGAGTCTTCTTCCGAAGAAGAAGAAGAAGAACAATTCCAAGAAGACTGCGGAAGCAGTACATCAAGTTGCGGAAGCAGCTCCACCTCCCACTCCTCATCCCAGCGAGGAAGTAACAGCGGAGGAACTGTGGGGGGACGACGCGAGTCCGGACTCCTCATGGCTCCAGGAGACGCAGGAGGAGAGGTACGAGAATCAGTAAATCAACTGGAAGAACATGATTGTCCTTTCAAGCATGAGAGGACCACATTGTTTAACCCCAATTACAATTGTTGTGATTTGGGAGCTTGGGTGCGCCCAAGTGTAGTTGAATATGATAAACCATGGTTCTTGTTCTGGTCAAAACGGCGAGATCTCGTTTTTAGTCCAGTCCTGGTTGATTATCTGAAACCCATGGCCATGTTGCGGGAACGTGACAATGCTTTGGGTCTGAGTCTGCTCACAGCGGCGCGTAACAAAACCATCTCTGCTCTAGGCATTCATCCAACCTGGATCACGCCTATTTTCCCAGGATCGATTAGCATGGCAATGCAAGTTGGTCCGATGGAAAAGCGAGCAAAGGAGTTACAGAAACCTTTAATAAAAGGTAAACTGCCGGGAAACTGGACCCTGCGGTCCACCCACAAGCCGTTGGAAAGATTGGTAGAAAACAATTCCCGATTAGGTATGAGCCGGGTTCGGTCCAACCAGTTTGTCAGGAAGTGGATTTTCGGCCAATCTCCAGAGCTACCCCGAATTGGGTAGATGTGGGTAAGTATGACTTGCGGGTTGGTTGTTGCCTTCCAATCTGTCACCATAGCCGAATTATGACTACTTGTTTTAAGATTGGCCTTGGAGATATCACGTCATTTCACCGATGCAGTTCATGTGAGTACAACTCAATAACTAAGAGACACGTGGTTCCACAAATTCCTTGCAAGGAATATGCTGTGAGAGCGATGTACGAGTCAAGCTGGGCAATCATCGAAGCTATTAAAGTTTTGGGGATTACTGCATGGAGTCGAGCGGAAGTTGTCGCCACGCGACCAGCAAGGATGAAGAAGAGGTATAACAATATCCTTCATAACGACATTCATCCTGGACTAGGCAAAGCATTCATCAAATTCGAAAAGAAAGAACTAGATGATTTCTATGGGTTTAAAGAATGCATACCTAGAATGATTCAGTATAGAGGCAGCTCTTACACTCTGGAATTAGCTAGATTCACAGTACCAATGGAGAAGGCTCTAACAAGGCTTGGTAGGGATTGTATGTTCGAACAGAATTACAATTTTCCTTTCATAGCTAAGGGTCTCAATCCATTGGAGCGTGGGCAATTGCTACACAGAATGTGGAATAAGTTCGTTCATCCTGTTGCACACCTAATTGATCATTCAACTTTTGACTCAATGGTAAATAGATATCATCATGTTTTGGAGAAACATATCATGATCCAATGTTTCCCAAACAAAGTCTTAAGTTGGCTCTATTCTCAACAAGTTCATAACAAATTTGTTACACAGAATGGAATAAAGTACGAATTTACATATCGCCGGTGCTCCGGTGATGCTAACACTTCGTTAGGTAATTCGTTAATCAATTACTGTATATTACGCGCTTGTTATCCTGATGCCATCATATTGGTGGATGGGGATGATTCTGTTGTAATAACAGAAGGGGACAGACCAGTACCTGAGTTTTCAGACTATGGAATGAAAACCAAGTACGATAAGACGTTTGAATTTCAACATATCGAGTTTTGTCAAAGCCGACCAGTTGAAACTCCCCTTGGATGGGTTATGTGCCGTAATCCCATGCGTGCAATAAGAAGGATGAATATGCGTTTAGGTAAGCAACCGAATTTGAGGAGTTGGTTTAGAACCGTTGGTATAGGAGAGGGACTGTGTTCAGCTTATATGCCAATTATTTCCATTTTCGCTAAACGCTTCAGGAAGGCCGGTGAAGGGGGCAAATTTAGTCCCTGGATGCTTGAATCAGGCGAACGTTATCGTATGGTTACAAGCATGTATTCCAGAACTTTCTTCTACCCCACTGATGAAGTTCGAGCTAGTTTTGCAATAGCATGGGGTATCCTTCCTGATGAACAACGTGTGATTGAGCAGAAGCTGGGAACGGCGGTGTTGCAATGAACGGCATCGATCTGTCACATTGCACAGCCCGCCCGCAAAGTGATGCGGGATCGGCTTACCTGCGGGTAGCCGCTGACCCATGTGGGGAAAATCTACCATCCGATTTCAAAGGAATACCTGATGGTAGTGAAATAGATATTGTCCTGTTAAGGATGCGAGATGACCTAGTTTTGCCACCACCGCCAAACTTGGGTGAAAATGATACTTGGGGATTGATAATTTTCGATACTCCTTACTTCATCGCCCAACAAATCATGGTACGATACCGTGATGCAGTAGGACCTCCATCCCAGACGACACTTAGGGAATATCTAAACGGAATTAGTAGATCTGCGGCTGATTACCTACCTAACGGAAGTTATTGGTATCCAGAATGGCACACACCAAAGAGGCGTGCAGTGGAATCAAACACGTTTGAATTCTACCCCAGAATACAATTCGTTTTAGAAGATGCAAATTTCCAGGTGTCGTTTCTACGGCCAACGGTCTTGTCAGCCTTCGACTTCTCACCGGATGCGAATGGTTGGAGATACATAAGAAAGTTTAGGTTTGTTTCTAAGGGACGAACTTTACATCTTAATGCTCCAGCGACGGCTACACAAGGACGCGTAGTTTCAGGACAAGTAGGAACCGAGTCCAGTCCTAAGATCATTGTACAAGACCAAGGTACCATTAATGAGCCAGCAACGCCGTATCCTGCGAGATTTACGGTTTCGCCTCCCTTTCAATTCAACAACCTACCACAGCAGGATTTGAATTGTAGGCAGGATATCATTAAGACAGGTTCTTATGATATGCAGCGCCATTGGAACGGCTCTCACATTTGGAATGAAGTCGAAGACGTCAGACCTATTTGGAGAGCTCCTAACTCAGACTTAGTTGCAACTTGGCGCATGCCGCCTCTTGCTCTTTCTCAAGATAACGTTAGCATAAACACTGCGCTCTTGATGAAATATGACGGGTTTGATGTTAGCTTGGGTTGGATTGTGACACATATTGATGGGATGAGTGGGTCTGCCTCAATTCACATGAAACATCGATCAGTATGGGAGGTTAATGTGCCAGGAACATCACCTTGGGCTGCTAACAAAATGGCACCATGTCCACATGATGCTGGAGCTCTAAGTTTGGAGAAGCAATTAGCACCTGCAATTCCCCATTCTTATGAAGCTCGGTATAATGATATGGGCTTGCTAGCTAGCTTAATCAAGGGAGTCACAGCTGTTGGTAAGTATGCTCTGCGGGGCGCTTTAACAGGGTTGGCTAATAATCCGAGATTGACGGTTATTGATGATCCTTATCCTGGAAGAAACCTTTACGGTGATAACGGTTTCACCGGAACCAGGAATGGTAACGGAACCAGGAGGAAGAAACGCTAGTTTCTTCACATCTATAAGGCTTTGTCCATCCTTATAGATTAGCTATAGTGACGGTATAAGGGGACGGCTAAGTTCAGAATAGGCATCGTCTGAGGGGTTCTGAGTTCTCATTGAGAAATGGACCAGGC